ATGGGCAGGGTGTTGGGCGCACAGGTGGGTGAAATTGAAGCCACTCTGCGTTGTGAGAGTGCCCACGTCAGTCTGAAGCGGGTGGGACTGCGCCGCCTCTACAGCCGCAAGTGCTCGCACGTGTTGTATTCCACGAATTGCGGCGCATCCCAGCTTGGTGCTACTGCCACCGTGGAATCAGTCGATGCACGTCGGGTGTTCATGGTGGGTGGAGTTCCGGCTGCTGTGGTGAAGGCGTTGGCTGGTGGATGGCTGCAATTAGCCAGCGGTGCGCGCCACATGGTCAGTGCGAGCGACGACTCCTCAGTGGAGCTGCTCTATCCCGTCGGTATCCAAACCGGCGAGGTGGTGGATTTGGTCGCCGGTTGTGACCACACCACGTCAACTTGCACCTCCCGGTTCAACAACTTGAACAACTTTGGTGGGTTTCCGGGCATACCGCCCAAAAACCCGTTTTCTGCCGGTGTCTTTTAAGAACCAAGAGAAGAACACAAATCCATGGAACCGTTTACCTACCTTGCCGTACTGCTGGTCACCAGCCTGATAAGCGCCGCGCTGGCCCCCAAACCGCCTGCACCCAAACCTGCAGCGCTTAGCGACGTTCAGGTCCCTACCGCGGAAGAGGGTAGGCCCATCCCTGTTGTCTTCGGTGCAGTGCTGATCACCGGCGCCAACGTGGTCTGGTACGGCGATTTGGCGACCGATCCCATCCGCAAGGGAGGTGGCAAGAAATGAGCGCAAATCCTGCTGCCTCGGATATGCCATCCCTGTCTGACGTCAATCCAGTGCGCGTCACGATCCAGGACGCCCGAGAGCTCGGCTTTTGTGTGGGCGGTACCCGCACGTTTATGGAGCGCCACGGCTTGGACTTCAAAGCCTTCTTGCGCGACGGGCTCGACGCTGCCGATTTGCTGGCCACGGGTGATGCCATGGCAGAACGCGTGGTGGTCTACGCACAGGGCAAGAGGGCTTAGCCATGGGTGGAGGAGGTGGTGGTTCCAAGACCGTCGGCTACCGCTACAGCATAGGGCTGCATCTGGTTCTGTGCCATGGACCGGTGGATGCGGTGCAAGAAATCCGCATTGGTGAACGCACCGCCTGGGGCGATGCCAGTCGGGCTCCACTGCCTGTGGGCTATGGGCTGTCCCAGATCGGCATTAATCAGCCAGAGTTGTTCGGCGGTGATGAACGCGAAGGTGGCGTCGTGGGTGTGGTGGATGTCCTGTCCGGCCAGGCGAGCCAAGCACCCAATGACTACTTGCAGGCACACCTGGGTTCTCTTATTCCTGCGTTTCGGGGCGTGCTCAGTCTGGTTGCGCGGCGCATTCTGTTTGCAGCCAACAACCCCTATCTCAAACCCTGGGCGGTTCGGGTGCGGCGATTCACCCAAGGTTGGGGAACAACCAACTGGATGGGAATGTCTGCAGAGGTGACCGTTTGGGACGCAGAGCAGGATGACACCGTGACCGTGGGTATGAACCCGGCGCAAATCCTGGCGGAGTGCCTGACCAATCCGCACTGGGGTATGGGTTACCCCGATACCAGCTTGGGATCGAGCTTTTGGAATGCAGTTTGGACATTTCAAAGCGAAGGCTTCGGCTTGAACTTGTTGTGGACACGCCAGCAGCCCATCGAGACCTTCATCTCCCAAGTGCTCGACCATGTGGGCGCAATCCTGTACACCGATCCGCAGACTGGATACTTTGAGATCAAGCTCGTGCGCGGTGATTACTCGGCGGTGTCACTGCCGGTGCTGGGGCCGGATGAGATCGTGTCACTCGACCGCTTTGAGCGTGCTCAATGGGGTGAACTTCCCAATGAAATCACGGTGGTTTATACCGATTGGGATTCGGGTGGAGAACGCACCGTCGCTGCAGAAAATCTGGCGGCGATCCATTTGCAGGGTGGCGTGATCAATCAAAGGCGCGACTACCCCGGTGTCAGTTACGGACCTTTGGCAGCACGGCTGGCCATGCGGGATCTGCGCGCGCTGGGCACTCCACTGGCGCGCCTGAGCATGCGTGTGTCCAGAAGCACGCTTGCGGCCCAGCCATTGCCTGGAGATGTGTTCAACCTGTATTGGCCGCGACTGGGCATTGAGCAGATGGTGGTGCGTGTGGTCAGCGTGGATGCAGGAACCTTGGATGCGCCCGAACTGCTGATCGAAGCGGTAGAGGATGTCTTTGGGCTGGATGCGACTGCGGTACGCGATGAGCCCAAAGCCTGGCAAGCGCCGGTCACTGTGCCAACACCTCCGGCCCTGGCGCTCGCATTTGAGTTGCCGTATTGGGAAATCGCCCGGCGACTGTCCCGCTCAGATATGGCCTATGTGAATGACACCGACACATGGATTGGTGCATTGGCGGTCAATGCGGGCAGCGCGCAACTCAATTGGCAGCTCACTACAGGAATGGCAGCCGCTGATCTGCAAAGCCGGGCCACTGCGGACTATGCGGGCATGGTCACTTTGACCGATGCTTTGGCGCTTGTAGAGTCGCACGCCATAAGCGTTCCGTTCAGTGCTGCCATCCATGTGGACCGCATCAAGGTGGGCGACTATGGGTATCTGGTGGATGCCAGCAGCCAGATTCGTGAGGCGGTGGAGATTCTTGCTGTCGATCTCAACGTATCTACGGTCGATTTGGCACGCGGCGTGTTGGACACCACACCACAAGCCCATGCTGCAGGCACCCGACTGGTTGCAGTCGGAGACTGGACCGCTAGTGAGGGCATAGACCGTGCACCGGGTGAATCCGTGTACGTCTCAGTGATCCCCAAAACCAGCTTCCAGCAAGGTGCCGCGCATCCGACGGATAACGCCAGTCCCATAGATTTGCTGGGGCGCCAAGGGCTGCCTTACCCACCAGGTCGGGTGCGCATCAATGGCGCAGCTAGTTCGGCCGTGGTCGCTGGCGACCTTGCTGTAAGTTGGACCCATCGGGACCGCACGCAGCAAACAGCCTATCTGGTGCATCAGGACGCTGGCAATGTGGGCCCCGAGCTTGGCACTACCTATGTGGTGTACCTGCGCAACGCAGCAGGCACACTGATTCACACCAGTGCAGCCACCGTGGGTGCGAACTACACATGGGACGTCGCTACCGCTGCCGCAGAGGGTGGAGTCCTTGCCGACACCGTCACGGTCGAAATCCAATCGGTTCGCGATACCTGGGAAAGCTGGCAGATGCAGCGGCGGACTGTACAGCGGGCGGGCTATGGCCTTCGCTACGGCCAGTACTGGGGTGGTCTGTGAGTGACATACGCATTGATGCCTATATGCTGACCCTTGATGAACCCCCAGCATGGCGGCAAGCTGCGCTGGAGAGCCTGCGCGGGGCGGAGATCAACCTACACGTGATTCCAACGGACCGGGGAACCACCATTGGTGCCGATATGGCGCACCATTTCGCCCAGGGAGGTTGCCCCTATGCCGTCATTCTCGATCCGGACAACCTCTATGAGACCGCTGCTTTCGCACAACTGGCCGATGCGCTTGATCAAAATGCTTTCGGAGGCTTGGCCTATACCGACGAAACCGTCATGGATGCCCAGGCAGAAAACCGGACGGTCCGAAACCTTGCCTACAGTCGCTACGCCCATGCCCATTCACCCAGCCTGGTTCACAGCCTGGTGGTTTATCGCCGAAGTGCCGCAAGGGAGCATTTGAGTTCCATTGTGACTATGCAGGTGTACGCCGAGTGGATGCTGACCTTGCGCATCACCAAATCCAGTCCCGTGGTGCACCTGCCCATCATTGGTCGCCACTGGCGCCAGCATGCCCGCCAGGCACACCTGCGATCGGGTCAGGCAGAAATTGATGTGATACGTCGGGAACTCCGAACTCGCGTTTAGCCAATGTTCGTACGTCGCAAAGGTGTGTACCAGCTATGACTCCCCGGATTGATGTTCACCTGCTCACACTGGACGAGCCCAGCGATTGGCGAGAGGAATGCATTCAGAGCCTGCAAGGGGCACCCATTGAATTGCACGTGTTACCCGGCATTCCTGGGCATATCGGACAAGCCAGAGCCCAAGGGTTCGCCTGTGGCGAATTGCCATTGGTGTCCTTTGTGGATCCCGATGACCGGTACGAGGCCAGTGCATTTGCGAAACTTGCTGACGCGCTGGATTCTTGTCCACAAGCCTTACTGGCATACACCGACGAGGCGCATATGGATGCGCAGGGTAATCAACGCGCGCGACGTCCCCATACCTATAGCCGCTGGCAGCATGCAAACAGCGCAAGCCACGTTCACGGCCTGATCGTGATGCGAAGGGAAGCCGTCCAGCGCGAGCAGCCTGTGCTAATGGTCATGCATGGTTGCCAGATCTGGATGTTGACCCAAAGGTTGGCCCAGCGGGGTGCGGTGTTGCACATCCCCATTGTGGGTCGCTACTGGCGACAGCACGCCAACCAAGCCCATCGCCGCACTGGTTATGACGATGCTGAAATTTGCCGCCGCGTGTTGGCAGCACCGAACTAAAGGAAAAACCGATGCCACTGACCGATCCCAATCTGGGACTTAACTACAACTGGACGCTGGGTGAATCCGGCTGGGATACCGGCATGGACGCCAACCTCAAACGGCTGGGTGCGGTGGTCGGACTGTCCGTTAAGGACCGAGGCCTCACCACGCCACCCGCAAGCCCTGTCAATGGGGACCGCTACATCGTGCCTACAGGCGCCACCGGAGTCTGGGCTGGCAAAACGGGCCAGATTGCGGTGCGCATTGGCGATGCCTGGGAGTACTACCTGCCGAAATTGGGATGGCTTTGCTTTATCGAAGACGAGGCGGTACTGAGTGCCTACAAGGCCGCTGGCTGGAGCGCTGGCATTGCCATTTGAATGAGTAGAAAAACCATAAACCCAACCCGACCCGCTGCTGGCGGGTTTTTTTATTTCTGGAGGGAAAGCGATGGAAACCACACAAGTTGAGCGGCGGCGCATGGTGACAGTGCCCCAGGAAGAGTTTGCAGCCATGCTGGAACAAGCAGCAGAGAAGGGTGCACTGCATGCACTGCACGAAGTGGGCCTCGATGGTGAGGACGCCGCGCGGGACATCCGCGCTTTGCGCAACCTGCTGGATGCATGGCGCGAGGCACGTCTCACAGCGTGGCGCACGGTTGTAAAGGCCATCACCACCGGTTTATTGCTGGCATTGGTGACGGGCGCGGCGATCAAATTCAAGTTGTTTGGAGGTGGCCAATGATTGAAACATTACTCGGTGGCTTGCTGGGCGGTGTTTTCCGCTTGGCACCCGAAATTCTCAAATGGATGGATCGCAATGGTGAGCGTGGCCACGAATTGGCCATGCAGGACAAGGCGCTGGAGTTTGAAAAGGTGCGAGGTGCCTCACGCATGGCAGAAATTGGAGCCAGCGCAGATGCGGCTTGGAATATCGGTGCCATCGATGCCTTGAAAGACGCCATCCGCACCCAGGGTGAGAAAACGGGCGTGCGCTGGGCTGATGCGCTTTCGGCCAGCGTCCGACCGATCATCACTTACTGGTTCATGGCGCTGTACTGCGCGGCCAAGACTGCCGCGTTCGTGGCAGCAGTCACTGCCGGTGCTGGCTGGGGAACCGCCATCCTGCACGCTTGGTCGGAAGCCGATCAGGCACTGTGGGCTGGGGTGCTGAACTTCTGGTTCCTTGGGCGAGTGTTTGACAGGGTGAGGTCGTGATGGCCATTCCGCAAGCGGCTGTTGATCTGGCCAAGCAATTCGAAGGATTTCACCGGGTGCCAAAGGTCGATCCGGGCCGTGCGCATCCGTACATTTGTCCGGCAGGTTTCTGGACGATTGGGTTCGGACATCTCTGTGATGCAGATCACCCGCCAATTTCGGTGGTTGAAGCTGAGGTTTATCTGGCGCACGACTTGCAAACGGCGCTCGCAGCGGCGTTGCGCTACTGCCCGGTGTTGGCCACCGAGCCTGAAGGGCGACTCGCGGCCATCGTGGACTCGCCAGCGGCAACGAAACTGCGCAGAATGTTTCCACCGGATTCGCCCACCAGCAGGTAAGCCAGGTTGAAACGATCTTCCGATTGAGCCAGCGCCTCCAGCTCACGGACCTGCTCTTGCAGCTTAACCATATCCGCCCCGAGCCAGCTCATGATTCGGCGAATGCGATCTTCTATGTCTGAGCTATCCATCAATTCGCCAAGTTCGTGAACGACGTCATGCTTGGTTCCAATCCAGTCCGAACAGAGGGACTCGACAGATGCGCGAATATCTGTGGGCAATTCGACTGATGGAAGTTCTTTTTGTACGTAGGCGGCGTTGCTCATCAAGCTCATCGCACAAGCGTATGCAGCTGAACTGAATTCGTTGAGCGCAACACGGCCAGAAGCAGCGGATTGCTGTTGGGTGGTCGTTTCGGCACTGGAATATTCCTGACTGAATGGCTTCCACTCTTCCTGGCTGAATAGGCGAGAAATGTACTCCCGCGCCGTGCCCGGCTCCCATTGATACTTTTCGGAAAACTGGTCAAGGAAGCCGAGTAGGTGAAAGTAAGCCCGGCTACTGACATCCCAATGGAGCTGCTCGCCGATGTAGTCGCCGTTGACACTCTTGTACTCGTCCAGCCCCCTTCTGAGAGCCAGGCAGAATTCTTCGATGACACGATTGACCACAGCCGGATCTTCCCCGGAGCTGGCCGCAATTTGATGAACAAATGAGTGATCCTTTGTCACAATGGCTCAACCTTCTCATCAAACATCAATAGGCGTCGTCTTCCAGACGTCCTGTGCCAATGCGATGAGCATGGCGTGCCGTTTTTCGATGGTTACTGCATTCCACGCGGGGAATGCCTCCAGCTTTGCGTTGATCCGTGAGATCGACGTGTTTTGCCCAACATCAGTCAGCGTCACTAGACTGCGGGTCAGGTAGTTGCCGCTCTTGCTGTACTCGACCTGCTTACCCGCGTAGAAATCATTGCCCGCGACGATATTGATGGGCTTCTCCAGCAAGGTTAGGTTGCCCAGCCTGTTCTTGTAGTCGTCGTAAACCATTCCCGGACTTTCGGTGGCCCACTTGCCGCGCAGGACGTCCTCTGGCTTGTTCGGCAGGATGTGCTCGATTTCCAGATTGGTGAACGGCTCCAGGCTGCCTGGTACCTTCAGTCCGCTGAAGGCCATCTCGACGTGCTGCGTCAGCCGCGCCAGCAGGTAACGCGTTCTGTACTGCTGCATCGAATACAAGGTGAACCGTTTGAGGGCATCGGCCAGTTCCTGCGACTTGCCCGCCATGTTCTTCTCGAAGCGGTCGGCGACAAAAGCGTTCAACTGCGCCTTTTGCTTCACCGGATCGCTGACCGCCGCAATCGCGCGCAACTCGTCGGCCCATTGGGAGAAGCTGCGCTCCAGATCCTTGGTCGGGGTCTTGGTGAAGATGTAGTAGAAAAGAAAGCTCTCCAACTGCGCCACGAAATGGTCGAATAGCGGCTTGGGGAAATTGGCCACCGCCAGCAGCAGAACGTAATGCAAGCTGAACGCGCCACCGGCCAGCCGCTTGAGACTGTCCATCGCCAGGCTCGGCTTACCGTCATTTCCCAGCCCGTTGGCAAACGCCAAGTAATGCTCGACGTTGCGAATCACCTTGCGCACAAACTCAAAAGGCTTGTTCGCGTAGTCGCACAGCGACGCGTTGTCCTTGGCGATGAACCAATCGTAGATCTCATCCTCCCGAACCACGGCATCGCCGCGCTCGTTCTTGATGACGTAGTTCGCCATCAGGAAGTAGCGCAGGAAGCGCAGCGGCTTTTCCTTCTCCTTCTCCAGCGGCTTGGTAATCTTTTTCCACTCGTCTTTAAGTTGGGTGAACTGGGCCTGCTTCACCTGCGTGAACAGCAAGTTCTTGAGCAAGTCCATCGGGTTCAGGCCCACGCCGCGCTCGTTGATGGTCTCGAATATCTTCAGCGCGCTGCTCACGTCGGTTGATATCTGGATGAACACCACGTTGTTGGCCAGATAGCCCCAATACTTCTTCAGTTTGGGCGCGTCGTCGTAGTTGTCCTTCAGGTAGCGGTACACCGTGCTGTAGGCGTTGACCAGATTTTCCAGTGAGCCGAAGCTGGCGATGCCTGAAGCCTGAATACCTGCGCGCACAGTTTGCGGATCGGCATCCAATTCCACCAGTTTGGCCATCACTTCGCCCGCGCTCTCATAACGCGGCTCCAGCTTCAGGTTGGTGCGCACCTCGCCGTCGCCGTCCACATAGCTGGTCGAGATTAGCCCGGAAATCATCTGCCGCTGCGGTTCTCCCTGGAACAGATGCTTTAGCGCACACAGTAGCAAAAAGAATGTAGTCAGACGCTGCTGGCCATCGATAACCTCATAGTGGTTCTTCTGGTCCGTTGGCGACACCAGCACGGTACCGATGAAGTATTCCCGCGTGGTGCCCGCATCGATCTGCTCGCCGATGTCCTCCAGTAGTTGATGCACTTCCTTGTCCGTCCAGACGTACTCGCGCTGGTAGTCGGGGACGATGTAGAAGCACTCCCTGAAGGCTTCCTCGATGCTGTACTTGTGGTTTTCTATTCGTGCCATTCTTCTATTCCTTGATCCCTGAATCGCGCCCCATCACGCCTGCCACCAATCGGGTGCTGCTTCGTCCCGAATGCTCCAACCATCCGTAGCTTTGGTGCCATAGCGGTACGTGGCGACTGGAACGAGTGCTTCAGCCGGCGCGCAGCCGCCGTGGTACCCATTTCGCTT